GTTCAGGCACGCCTTGACGACCATTCATGAACTGCCGGAATTGCTTCTTCGGTTTCCCGGCGCTATCCCGAACAATTTCTCCGGTTACGTCCCGGTCAAAGTACTTACGAACTGTAACGAGAACTACACCATCTGCATCCGTGTAGGGATACTCTTCCTCAAACGGTGTGCTGGGGCTGATTGTTTGCTTTTGTTCGGGTTGTTGCGGAGCTTGTGGCGCTACTGGTGAGGACATAACCGAGAAGTTAATTGGATTGTTCGGCTTAACGATGTTTTCAGGTGGGGCAACGTACTCTTTCGGCAAATAATCCTGAAAGTATTTAGCGGTTTCTGCGATTGACCAGCCACGACCTTCCTTAAATACCTTGCAAATACCTCCGATTCCGTCACCCGATTCGAAGTCTTTCCCAGTCATAAACCAAGGGCTACTTGTGTCTATGTTAATTCTCAAGGACTTACCAGCTTCACCGCGCAAAGATCCGATGAAGAATTCTTTCCCTCTTTGTATTCCAGACGGATAAGTTTCCAACAATGCGTGTAGCTGTACGCTACGCGGAACTTCCCTTGAAATTCTGTCTGCTACTTCCGTTGAAGTCTTGCCAAAAGCTGTAATGTTCATTATCTTGTCCCTGTCCACAGACTAACTACTAAATATGGGATGCCGCCGCCCAAGCGCGTCCCATATTTTACTCCTTCCAGCACGTTTCACGAAACTCGCAAAACTTGCATAAAAAGAAATCTTTATTTTGTGCAACACGAGGGAGAATGTCATTGGCCTTTGCAGCCGTCAAGATATTTACCGCTCGGTCACTCGCCTCTTGAGCTAGTTTTGCATTGTAAGGCACTAGCTCATAATAAATTTCTGAGGTGTTTTTATTTATAACCGTAAGCAACGCAGGGTTTTCTTTCAAATCCATGTAGGTTTGATAGAGCGCCAATTGAGTTGCGTAGGTCTTGTTCGCCTTCTCAACGCCGTGGCGTACAAACGCTTTGAACTTACTGTCATTAGCTGATTTGCATTCCCACAAAGCAGGGTAGCCCATAGCTACAGGGCCATCGCATATTACGCCGTCTATGTGCCCTCGTATCTCGCCATCAGCAACAGAGAAGCCAAACTGATTGTTGTCTTTGTCTTCTGTACGCAGATCAAAACCAGCGTCTTTCAGCCACTTTGCAGCGAAATCCTCAATCTCATGCCCGAACTGAAAGATGCGCAGTGTACGGGCGCTAAACGCCTTGTCAGCGTCTATAGGGTAGTTGAGGTATCTGTACTGTACCTTGCGCGAGCACTCGTCACCGATACTTGACGCACCGATATACTTTCTGCGTTCCCGTTTCTCTTCCCCTGCAACAATCGCTTGGTCTACCGCTTCTGTTATTTTGTCCGCAATCGGATTTGTCTTAGAACGGGATTGAAGTAGAGGGCCAAGTGCCTGTTGACTTAAAGTAGGTGTCTTCGAGTGTTCCAATGTCGATCTCCGCTGCTAGACGTTTTGATTCTTGAATTCCAAATATTAGAGTATGTACTTGCGCTTCAGTAAGATCTGAAAATCTTGTACCCCACCCGAATACTCCTAATATGTTTGCCAATTCCTTCATGGGTTCTGGCGCTGTATCTACCTCACTCAATGTATTGTCTCCCCTTCAGCTTCTATTAAGTCAAAAATTCTGTTCATCTTGTCTTCGTCTACATTGTCATTCCTAAAGCTCAAAGTCATTATCAGTTGATCTTTGACCTTTATGGTAGCGGTTCCAAACATAATTAAGTCTGGATTGCTTTCAATGTTTTCAGATATTACCCTGTCAGAAACGTCCTCTATTTCCTCCATATCGCTGCTGTCTTTTACCCAGCATATAGCTTTAGACTCAGAGCTTTTTATTCCCTCATCGCCTTCTGATATTGTAAATAGATGAAGCTCGAATCTGGGCATTAGGTTTTCTCTGTAGAAAGTTCGTTTCCACACGCCAAATATCCACATCCATCAATCCAGTTATCTGGGTTATGCGGGTTGGACTTTATACGAGCAATTTTAAGCATAGTCATCATGGCCCCTACATCATGTGGTTTAATCAAGGTATCTAAGTAAATTGACCAGAGATTTGCTATGGTTGTCAAATTTGACTCCATATCACCGTGCGTTGCAGCACGATCTTTGGTTACATATTCCTTAGCCGTATCTAATGTTTCACATCTTTGCATAATCTTTTCCCGTAAGTTTTTTCCAATTATCTGCAACAAGTCTATCAATTGCATCTCTGTTAAAATAGTACCCCAGACAGCACGCAGCTTTATATTTTGTCCAAGAGAAGTCCATTTCACTAACTTGCACTTCGTATTTGCGCAACAATTCTTTCTGCCTTGGAGTCGCCGCTTGATTTAGCCACCGCTTAGATTTGTTCGCTGCGTTTCCGTCTTCGATCTCTCTCAAGAAATCATCAGCCGCAGCCATCGCTTGTACCTTCTCACCGATTGAAACAACCCGTGGACGCCCATTCTGGGCCTTTACGATAGCAATCCAGTATTTTCCAATAAGACCTACCATAGCAAATCCTTGAAAGCCTGTAGCCATCATTACTTTGCCAAGGCCATATGGATCAATCCACATAAATGGGGATAGCTGCATAAGATCGTATTCTGTCATTACAAAGCTATCCAGAACGTCTTTCTCTTTGCGCGGGAACTCATATTCACAGATTGGACAGATGCGCGTATTTGCAGAAACCTCACTGTTACACTCTGGACATTCTTTTGTAGGCGATTCTCCGCCTACGCCTTTTTCTGCACCATCAAGGTTTGTAGTTTCATCTAATGCGCCATGCGTAATAATTGACGTTCCAAAGTCCAAAACGATGCAATCGGTTTTGATTGTGTTTGGATAAAGCTCTGGATCAAGAATACGCAGACCGCGCCCAATCATTTGAACCATTGTGCCCTTTTGAGAGCATGGGCGCGTGAGAATAACACATGACACAGGAGGAGCGTCGAATCCCTCTGTGAGCACCATGACATTGACCAGAACTTGCAAATCACCGAACTCAAGATCGTGCAGCATTTCAGCGCGATCTTCTTTGGGTGTATCACCCGTTACAAAATCAGCACGAATACCAGCGCGTAAAAATGCTTCACAAACGTGCTCGGCATGTAAGACGGTTGAGCAGAACACAACGGTCTTGCGATCCCCCGCCTTGTCTTTCCATTCGTCTACGATGCGCTCGTTAATCACACTGCGATCCATAATCGCGGCGACTTCCTCCATGTCATATTCTTTGCCACGGCGCGTTACATTGTCGAGTTGATCGTTTACGCCGAGGTCAATGACATATGACTTAGGGCGAACGAGAAAGCCTTCTCGGATTAAAGTCGCCATTTCGATCTGGTGTGCGCAGTTGTTAAAAACGTCTCGTAATCCCTTACCGTCACCGCGGTTTGGAGTGGCTGTAAAGCCCACAATCTCTGCGTCTTCGTTGTCTTCAAGAACTGCGTCGATCACCTTACGATATGTTGGAGCCGCAGCGTGGTGTCCCTCATCAATAACAACCATGTCGAACTTTGGGCGATCACGCAGATTGCGATCACGCGACATAGTTTGCACCATTGAGAACACTGCGTCACCATCCCAGTGCTTAACTGTTCCGTTTACGATGCTTGTGGTGATGTATGGATTTACGCGCTCGAACTTATCTTTATTCTGAGAGACCAATTCGTCTCTATGCTGAACAATCAAAATACGCTTGCCTTTATTGTGGCGCTTGCCAACTAGAGCGGACAACATGATTGTTTTCCCAGCCCCTGTAGGAGCAACAACCAGTGTGTTTTTGTGCTTGTCTAACGCTTTACATGCGTCAGACACGGCTACCTCTTGGTAGGGTCTGAGTAACATAATAATACCTATTTGCTAGATTAGTAAGTTGGGGGGATTAGCGGCCACGGCCCCCCTATCCGTGTTCTAGCAGGCGCGGAATGGCCCTGCCGCTAGCTTACTTTCGAGCCCAAGAAGGAACTGCTCCGTTATTTTGCGGAGGAGTTGGCGCTTGTGGCGCAGCATTTGGTGCAAGCGTAGTCTGTTGCATTGGAATGACGCCTTTGGGCAGAAACTCGCTATTATTAGGCGTGAGAGCGGCTGCCAGTTGATTACTGTCCTTATAGCCGTTCGTGCCTTTCTTAATGCCAACTTTTGCACAGATTTCCATGCCGCTCAAGTCCATCATATTGCTGATATTACGGTTTTGCTGCGCTTGAGGGCTCATGTCTGTGGGATCAATATTACGTCCACTTTCCACAATCGACTTCAAAGTACGAAGACCAATCTCTTTTGCCAACGGCATACCGCTTGGGCCGATCTTGTCGCCATCGACAAACACACTGTGCCAAAACTTACGGCGATCAAACTCGCCACCAATGACTGTGAACTCAAGGTTCATCCACTTAGCCGATGTGCTTTGTGACTTTTTAAACCATGATCCATGTCCGAACTCTGGCAATTCCATATCGCCTTGCTGCACAAGAACTACTGCGCGAACTACTGAGCCGTTTGGAATCAGTGAGAACTCTTGGTTTTGTGGGTTTGTGTCTGCGGGTACGTTATTAAAATTAAGCATTATGCTTCTCCTTCGCTAGAAGTTTGAGTTGTAGGATCGACAAACGTGAGATCGTTGTCGGTTAGTGGTGAGCCGTTGTTCATCTTATCAATCAATTTACCAAGATGAGGCTCTTCGAGAGTGTCTAGTCTGCCAGAGCGATCCTTTGCTGGATAGCCCCATTCGTTCAAAGGTTGACACACAAACGCACGATACTGACCGTGATCACCTGTCAGAACTGCCATTGTGATTACTTCGTCCACAATACCGGGCAATTCCCTGCCAGTCTTCGCACCTTCGATCTGCATATTATATTGCTTACGACCATAGTCGTCTGTGACCTCATCCAAGATGCCGACAAAGATCACGTTCTTTGCGCGGATGTGCTGGATGTGTGTAAGCCACGACATCATCTCACGACCGTGCATTCCGTAGACAGCGCGAGTATCGACCTTACCGGAACGCTCAGAGCGTGCTTCGGGCTGCTGTAAGCACCACTGAAAGCACAAACGACCTGCCACGGTAATTGAGTCCACAAAAAGCGTATCGTACTTCTGCCATACGTCTGAGGAGTCTCCATACATTGTGGCTACATAATCGTAGTGAGCTTGTCCGTATGGCTGATCTTCTGAAAGAGAGGGGTTAGCACCTCCCAAGAAGCAAGCAAGGTCACGGCACTCCACCCATGTACGAGGACGCACAACGTCAATAGGATGCCCTTCGATTGCTGCATCACCAGCTTCTAAATCCATGAACAGAGTAGTGGCTGGGTTCAGCGTGCGAGCCAGTGTGGTTTTACCCACACCGCTTGATCCACACACAACAATCTTGTGACCCTTTTTCTCAGCAAGACGCTGATCGGCTGTAATAATCTGCAAAGCCATTATTCAATCTCCTCA